AGGTATCCGCGGAAGTGTCCGATGCGGTTTGGTGTAGAGGTAACGAATCCTCCGGATGTAGAGGACGACACGTATTGGATGTTTGACTGGTCTGTTGCAGGGATGCCTCCGGGGCCGTTGCCGCACAAGAGGGCGTTGGAGGGGCATGTAGGATTTTGGCAGAAGCCTGGGGAGAATTCCGAGAATTTACGTCCTGGTTATTATGATGATTTACGGAGGGATTATCGGGACGATCCGGATTGGGTGGAGACGTACATAGAGGGGAAGCCTGGGTCAGTGAGGAAGGGGCGGTTAGTGTACCCGAATTTTGACAAGGGAGTGCATGTAGCGGTAGTGGGTGGTGGTAGTGAGGTTGGGGTAAGTTCTGGTGGTGATGGTGGGGTATCTGTGGTTGCGCCTGTGATTCCGTATGCTGGGTGTGGGATAGTGGTAGGGTTGGACAATTCCGGGAATCGGCCTGCTGCTGTAGCGTTACAGATGCCGAATTTATTAACGGTGCAGGTAATGAAGGAGTGGGTAACGGATCGGATGTCGATGGGTGATTTTGCGCAGTGGGTGGTAGCGGATTGTAATATGTTATGGCCTGGTTGTAAGAGTTACACGTATTATGATGATCCTGCGGGGCACAGTACGTATTCGAAGGCAGGAGGTGGTTTTACGAGTAATGCGGATATAATGGCTGAGTATGGGATATTGACGTATCCTGGTGAGCAGAATTACAATGCGCGGATAGCCGTGGTTGATGCGGCGTTAACGAGGCGTGATGGTTTTTTAGTTGACCCGTCGTGTATTCGTTTGATAAATGGTTTTACGCATGGGTATCATTATCCGGAGATTGGGGTAGGGACGGGGATATATGGTGACAAGCCGTTAAAGAACAAGTATGCTGACGTGCATGACGCATTGCAATATGCGTTAACGGGTATAGCGGGTGCTAGAGGTGGCAAGGTGATTTTAAGGAAGCGGCGCAGGGGTGTATCTTACAGGACTGTATAGGGTGTGTGATATGGGTGGTAATTTAAGGTTATCGAGATCGTTTGGGTTATTTGATTTTTTTCATGACCGGCTATCGGTGTGCATGGGTGGTAGGGTTCAGCGTGAGCAGGCGATGGCGTGTTTTGATGATGCTATAATTGATCGGTTATCGTATTTATGTCGTGAGGTATTGGAGCCTGTGAAGGATGCGGTAGGTGTGTCTATTGAAGTGGTATCCGGGTATCGCAGTTTAGCTGTAAGTGAGGCTTACGGGGTATTGGGTAATTATAAGGCAGGTGAAGGGAGCAAGGCGCACGGGTTAGGGTTAGCAGTGGACGTGCGGGTGCCGGACGTGGTGGCATATCCTGAGCATGTTGAGAATGAGATAATCGACAAGTTTGCGAGTAACACTGGCAAGTTATACGAGTTTTTGGTGAGGAATGTTAATCGTTTCCGGGTTAGTGTTTTAGCGAAGCGTGTGGATGTTGAGTTAGGTATTGTCTGGGTGCATTTACAATGTCCGGACAAGGGTATTGGTGTATGGTCGCCTCGGATATTTTAGGGGGGAAGAATAACAAGTATAAGAAAGGGTGGTAATGTGATGAGAGTCAGTAATGTAGTGGTTTTGGTGGTAGCGGTTTTTGTAGCTGGGGTGTTTGTATCGTGTAGTTATAGTGGGCATGGGATAGCGCAAACTTCGGAGGCAAGGGGGAAGGAAGTTATTCGTTGGATGGTGTTTCCTACCCCGATGCAGGGAGTAGCGCGATCATTTGATGATAGAGTTCAGGTGAGCAACGCTATGGTAACTGGGTTTTCCGATATTGGTGCGCAGGTTGGTGGTGAGGTATTATCGGATCAGGCGGTTTATAATGAGGTTGCGAAGAATTCTGCGATACCGGCTAATTTAACTCATGGGGTTATAATTCGTGACAACCATACTAAAAAACCTATAGAGGATTTTGCTAATTGTGCGGAAGTTTATGGCATGGTGAGTAAGAAGAAGTATGTATCAGGTGGGCCTGATGGGTTTGACGTTTGTTTTGTGAATCAGAATTGTCCGGTGGATGGGACTGTAATAAGGGTTAACGCGGCGACTTCAACGGTAGCGATGTCGATTGACGGTGGTTCGACGTTTGTTATAGAGCGGCCCATGCCTGCTGTTGGGGAGTTTGTAGCGGTAATGGGGTCGGCGGGGGAAAATTGGACTCGCATTTGGATGAAGCGGAATAATGGTGTGATACCGGATGGGGTAACGGTATATCCGTTGGTATTATCCGAGGAATGGGTAATTGGGTATTTTACGACGATACCCGGAGTAGGGGAGGGGTCGGGGCGGCAACTGGCGTATGAGATGCCGGCGGGTATGTCGTTGGTGTTTTATGTTCCAGCGATAGTTGATCGTGGTACGGTTCCGGTATCCAAGCGATTGTGGAGGGAGTTTAACATTCCATTAAGTGATGATGGGGTATCGAATTAAAATATGGAGCGATTTGTAATCAGGTGTATATCTGTAGCCGTTATTTTTATAGTGCTGCTATGTTTTGCGGTGATTGCCGACGATTCGCAGCAGCTTACCGAATGGGGGTTGCAGGGGTTATTTTCGAATGGCCGGGTAGTTAAAGTGTACTATCCCGGTCATATTCGATGGTTGACGGTGATGAGGCCGGTGGAGGTATCGATTTCAGGCGGGGTAATTGAGATTAACGGTGAGGTTTTTAATTTAGTTCAGGTGTATTTATACGACAATGTTGGTGGGGTATGGGTGAATGTTGGGTTGGTGGCGGGGTTGGATATAGACGGGTTTCCGGCTGAGTTCAGGAGTTCCGACAAATTATCGGGTGATTCGGTTGAGTGAAGGGGGTAGTTTTCATGTCTGAATTTGTCAGGGGTTACGGGTATAATGATGAAGGTGATCCGGTATTGGAGATTCGTAGGAAGATTGATCCGCACAATCGGGTATATCAGATTCCATTAGGGAAGTTATGGGTATTTTCGAGGGATCACAATCGGGCTTTTTTGCAGAGCATGTTTAATGTTTGTCGGGATGTGTATCAATTTTTAGGGGTTGGGAATTTTCTTATTTTATCTTCCGGGAGTCGGTTGCGTGTGATGTCGGACATTGCGGGTGTGATTGAGGGAGGGATTGAGGACGTATTAAGGATGCCGAATGCGGCGGCGAGGGAAGTTGATGACGGGGTTGTGTGCAATTTGAAATTGAAGATGGGTGATAAAGTTGTATCTGAGCGCGAGATTGATTCAAGGGAAGAGATTAAGCGTGCGGCGGAGAGCAGATTATCATGTCTTTAATCGACAATATCAAGGTTACTGATACCACGCCGGTGATTGCGGTTGATCCATTAGTTGATCGTGCAGACACGTTAAAGAAGCGGCAGCGTAATATCAAGTTCCGGTCTCGCGAGGAGTACAACAACTGGAAGTTGGTGTATTCTTTTTGGAATCAGGCGATAAGTGATTCGGCGATATCGGAATCGAGGAAGCAGCGATATACCGACCATGAGTTTTATGATGGTGATCAATGGACTTCCGAGGACATTAGGTTGCTTGAGGAGCGGAACCAGTCCGCGTATGTATTTAACGAGGTGAAGTCGGCGATAGACTGGTTAACCGGCGCTGAAAAGCAGCATCGTGTTGATTACAAGGTATTATCGCGTGAGGCGGATGGTTTGCGTGATGCGGACGCTAAGAGTAATTTGCTTAAATATCTTGCTGATGTGAACAAGGAAGGGCATGCGAGGAGTCACGCATTCAAGGATGCGGTGGTATCGGGGTTAGGGTGGGTTGAGGTTGGCATTCAGGATGACCCGAATGAGGAGCGGCTTTTTTGTCGGTATGTAGATTGGCGGGATATTTATCATGATCCGCATTCGCGTGATCCGTATTTGACGGATGCCCGGTATTTGCATCGGCTTTTATGGCTTGATATTGATATCGCCACGGCGTTATTTCCTGATTCAGCGGTTGCTTTAATGTCGCATTCTGCGACGGATGGGTACGATGTTGGGATTAGTTTTGCCGGTGATGATCAGGTAACGTCGGAGGTTAATTCCATAGGCAGTTTTTATGGCGCGGTTGATGCGACGGCGCGAACCAGGGTTTGTATAAAGGTTACATGGTATAAAGTTCCGGTAGTGTGCAAGGTTTTCAAGGGTGATGGTATTGGGCGTTTGAACGGGATGGTATATGATGATAAAAATGAGGATCATGTTATTATCTATGAATCCGGGTTTGCCGATGTTGTTCAGACTTACAGGATGCAGACGAGGGTAATGTATTGGGTTGGGGAAACGGTTTTGCTTGATATGAAATCTCCGTATCGGCACAATCGGTTTCCGTTTGTGCCGTTTGTGGGGTTCAGGAAATTCAAGGACGGCAGTTTTTATGGTGTTGTCAGAGGGCTTAGGGACGCGCAGGAGGATTTGAATAAGCGGCGTTCTAAAGCCCTTTATATTTTATCAACGAACAAAGTATTAGCGGACGGTACCGCGGCGTGGGAGGGGGATTGGCAGAAGTTTTCGGAGGAGTTGGCTTCTCCGGACGGTATTATGTTAAAGAAGCCTGGGACTGAGATTCAGTTAATACGCGAGAACGAGATAGCGGAACAGCACTTAACCCTTATGATGCACGATGCGGAATTTATTGAAAAGCATTCAGGGGTATCCGGGGAGAGCATGGGGAGGGAAACGAATGCGGAATCCGGGAGAGCGATATTGGCTCGTCAGGCGCAGGGTAATGTTATCAATATGGAATTTTTTGATAATTTACGGCTTGCG